CCGCCCGACCTGGGACCAAGTCCTTGGAGTCCCTGGGCTCCTGGCCATTGTCCAAGCGCCGAATTCTGCGGTCGCTGGAGACCTTATTTGGCAGTCGCCCATCGACCCAACTGTCCCATTCACCATTGCGTCAGCTCCTGACGCTGGTATGTTGTCACCCCTTGGCAACTTTGCTATGAATCACGCCAAGTGGTGGGGAGCTATGCACGTTGGCTTTCGCTTCCGCGCTCCTTCCACCCAGAAGTCTGCTTTCCTTATTGTCGTCTCACCCACTTATACTCAAGCTGGTGCTGTCCCCCTTATTCAAAGAGGTGACGTCGACAAAGTGCGTGTTGAGGTTGTTGGTGATACCAACGTTGGCATTAAACTCGTCCCTGGTTCTGCTTTTACAGAGTTCCAGGTCCGCCCTTTTGCCGAGCCTCATTCCCAACGCACTACTCCTTGGTTCGTTCAGGTCTACTTAGACCAGCCCTCCTCAGGGCAAACCTCAACTCCTTCAGACACGTGGTTCACTGTTTGGACTTCCGCTGCTAAAGGCATGCGCCTCGCCGATGTTCGCTCAATGCCCACTGTTGACACTGCTGAGTATGTCCGATCCACGACCCCAACTATTTCCGCCCATGCGCGTGAGCTTCTTGCTCAAAAGCGAAAGGTCAGGCTTATGTTTGGCCAGGCCGTGAAGAAGTCAAGTGGTGGTGAGGAGGACCAATCTTCTGTCCGTGATTGGTTTGGCGAGGGTTTTAAAACAGCCTCACCCATGGGCGAACCTGCTCGCACGACACTCAGTTTTTCCGATGAGTCTCGTGGCCCAATCGACCTTATTAAGCGGTCTATTTGGTATGACCTTGGCCCTGTTACCCCTATGATTATTGGGTTTCCTCCCACCATGGTGCAGATGTATATCGCGCCGTGGGTTGGGTGGAAGGGTGGTTCAACTACCCGCCTTCTACCAAATGGGCCCGCCTTGGACAGAACCCTGCTCCTTGTTAATGCAAACAATCCAGCCGATACTCTGGATATGTCAGGAATGGCCCAAGTTAATCCAGCTAGTGGTCCTGCTGAGATTAACATCCCCTACTCTAGTATCGCCGGTTATACTGAGACCTTTCCCGCGAGAGACGAACTTGTCTATTTGCGCGGAGTCAGAGTTATAACCATGCCTTCATCCGCGC